AAAGCCAAGGTTGCTGTGTTAGCTTTGACCCAACTAGAATCAGTAAAGTCTTGCGAATAAGTAACCAAATTAGTCCGCGCTTCACTCTCATGCAAAACCCCTTCATTTACCCAAGCATCGCCGTTGTAGACGTGGTGGTTTCGTCGGGGGAGGTAGACTGCGCTGCTGGTGGTAGGAACGTAGCTATCGCCAGTCTCTGGATTGTCTACCATGCCGCCTAAGTCTGAGCGGTAGGCGTGTGCTCCCCAGATGTAAAAATCTAAGCCGTTTTGACCTGTTGCGGCTATGCCTACCCTGTGATTAAGGGCGGATGCAGTAAATGTCCGAGTACCCTTGATAAGATACCACCCGTTGCCAACATCTGTTGCAGTAACGCCGCCGGTAAAAACTCCGGCCACATTTGAAACAGTGCCGGTAGATAAATCAATATCCGCCGTTCCCGAAGCGACACCTTGCTCAATAATATAAATCTGTATATTTGATGTTGTTCCAGCCTTTGCAAAAAAACCAAACGTGTTTTGGCAGGCATCTATTGCTAATAAATTTCTAACATAAGAAAAAGATGCAGAGTTTATAATAACCTTATCTGCCGTCAGTGATCCATCTGGAGCTGCTGTTTGATTATTAATAACTGTTGTATTAGTTTTCTGCCAACCCGGATTATCAAACTGCTCACTATACGGCAGCAGATTATGCGGTGCCCATTTGATTGCTGGAACTTCGCGGACTGAGACATTTCTTATACGCGCTGTTAAGCCTACTCCACTCGGCCAAGCACTAAGCCTTGAGCCAGCAGTAGTATGTGTGTGAATTCCCTGATAAATAATTGTTCTGTTTGTAGTTACATACTCAAAAGAGGTAGGAGAAAAAGCATCTTGTGAGTTTGTGGGTTTTTGTAGCTGAGTAAGAAATACTGTGGCTGTTAGAAGCTCTATTTCCATTGTCCACGCATATTGCTTGCCAACCTCAGTAGCTAGGGGGAGAATTACACCCGAGGAGGATGCACTTGCTCCGGTAATAACAATCCACTCGCCATCTTGAACAGCTGAACCCCCACTAAAAGGAACCCAATCTGCTGCAACATTGGAAGCTAACTCAGGCCCATAACCATCGGTCATTGTCGCATTGCCAGCACGGCTGTGTGTGATCAGTTCTGCAAATGTATCTACAGTGCCGCCAGCGTCATAAAATTCGGTGCCGTCATTTAGACTGCCATTAAAATCAGCAACGAGGTCTGGAGTTTTGCCGTTTATTATGTAGTTAAGCAGACTGGCAGCGGCACCGGATACAGTGCGGCAAAAATTGCTAAGCCATATTCCAGCGCCAAATAACATTACACAAACCCAATAATTGACGTAGCAGTAGTTCCTGCAGTAACTACCTGTTTAACCCGTATTGGGTACAGCACTCCCGGCTGAAGCGCGGGGACAACAGCGGTAGTGCCGTCAACCATTACAACTTCTACAGCACCAGCTACACCTACACAAATAGCGCGAGTAACATACGCTAGTTCTGCTGTGGGGTCTGGAGTAATTGCAAACACTTTTTCCAGTGGCGCTGTAGAAGTAGCCGCAGGAGCATATAAATCAATTGCTGACATGGTTATTCCTTAAATATGTTTCTATTAACTAGCTTAAGCGAATCTAGGGGCCGACGCGACCATAGTGCCGCGAAAGTTTGTAAGATTAGCCCGTGCTCTACGCTCTGTAACTTCTCGTATAAACTGCTTAGCGTGATAAGACGCTAGTGTACGGTCAGACCACGTAGCTTCGGGCAATACTAAAAGGTTTTGCAACACGTTGTGGTAAATAGCTTCTTCTAGTTCGTTAAAGGCTACGGAATCCATTTCTGTAGCAGTTCGTGTCGGGCGCAGCGCGTACACCATACGAACAGTGTAAGTATTAGCGCTATCCGGCAGCGGTAGTATTACAAACTTATCAGGTAGTATCTGTGTTACAGCACGAGGCTGACCCGGTGATAGCGCTGAGCCATCTGGGGGTATATAGGCGGGAAACGCCGCTGTAGCTTGATCTAAAGTAAGGACATTAAGGCGTTCATTGTTAACTGTTGCCATTAGAACCGCATGGACTTCAGTGTTAGCAGGCTTTGTATAAGCGTACTCAGACACCCCGCTAGTTAGCGCAAAGGACGGCTCCGCATAGCGCCAAAGTAAAGTCCGCTCGCAAACGCGGATAGCCGCTTCAACTACGTTCTTAGTTATAAGGGGGGTAGGGCAACCTAGTAGACTAGGAGTAAGCCTATCTACAAGGGTGGAAAACGCTGTAGTCGCCATCTAAACACCTTTACTCGATAATCTGTTTTTGGTCTAGCGCCGAAGACGGGTAGTCAGTTAACGCCCTAGTATCTAGCGCTTTAACCACCATAGCTTGGAACCTAGCCGCTAGCGTTTGTGCTAGCGCAGCGTCTTTGGGATCTGAGAATATTAATAACGCATTCGCCCCTACTTCCGCGCTTAGAGCTGAAGCGTACGCAGCAGGTACGGCTATAGTATCAGACACGGTGTAGTCAGGCGGAGAAGCCGCATACTCTACAGTAGCAGTAATTCCCGCTGTAGGCTTAGGATAAACGTAAAAGCCGGTTGGGTTACGTGGGTGTCTCATCCAATGGACAGGTGTTGCTGCCGTAGCAGATATCCAGCCGGGGGTAGAAAGATCCATAGCCTCGCGGGAAACTTCTCGTATGATGTTACCCCCCGTTACGCCTAACACGTCTATTAAACGTAGTGCGTCGGTAGGCGCGAACTGCAAAACAGAGTTCGCAGTCAACACTACGTCTGAAACTTTAGCAAAAATATCTGGCCTATAAACAGCCATAGTCTGCACAGCTTGGTTGACAAGGTTGAGTAGAACTACGTCTAAGTGCTCATCAGGAGACTTAGCTAACTGTGAGTCTTGTATAAGAAACTTTGTTTGCGTAATAATTGTGGCAGGAGTCATCTAACACGCCCCAGTTCTAATGCTCTGATACGCGTTTCCAAGCTAGCACTAGCAGGCAAAGGAGGCGTATCAATGTACTTATCCGCTTCAAACGATGCCTGCAGTGTCTGTATAAAATTGCGATTAAATAACTCAGCTCTGCCGCTACTGACATGCTCGTCGTCAACAGAAGACGCAAGATATACAACCCCGTCTACTAACGCAGAAAAATACGATACGGGTATAGGCGTAAGCTGATCAGCAAGCTGGTACACACTAGGCGCTGCAGAATACTGCACCATAAGCTGTACGCCACTAGAAGGTCGCGGGTAAAGAAAATACCCCCTAAACTCTTTAGGGTTACGCATAAACTTAGTAGGCGTACCGGAAGCGTCAGTAACCCAAGATATAGTAGCCGTATCAAAAAACGCTCGGTCAACCTCCTCTACTGCTCCGGCCCCTACGACATACAGTATGTCTATTAAGCGTGTAGCAGTTGTCGGCAATTGTTGCTGTGTTACATCCGGCGTTGTAGCAACTTGCGCTGTAACCGTAAATATATCTGGGCGCAGCATAGCCATTCTTCGTACTGTGTTATTTACAAAAGACAGTAGATCCGTATCTGAGTACCTTTGCGGGATACGCACATCGTTTATTAAGATCCTAACTTCTGCAATAACGTCAGTCGGTGTCATTCAGGAAACCCTATAGCAGCTTCTCGCGCAATCTCAGGGCTGATAGCCGGAGCCGGTGGCTCTGGAATATCTTCTGTTGCGAGATCTAGCTTAGTATTTTTCTTAGCCCGTGTCTTTTTAACACGTTCTACTTGTTTTGGCTTTAAAAACCGTTCAGGAAACGCTTGTTCTTCGGTAACTTCTTCAACAAGTGGATTGCTTGAAAGAACTTCTTTCCACGCATAAATAGTCCCGTCTTCAATATGTCTTAGCCATCTGCTCATAAAGTCCTCCTTTCTAAGTATTCTTAGTAGTCTTACTCGCTACCATTTTACGCGGTCTGCCCAGTACGCTGCGCTCATAACGCCCTGCTTAATATTTTTAGCGTGCCTAGCTTTAAACGCAGCTCTGCGCGCTTTATCTGCATCGCTTTCTCCTGACCGTGGCGGAGATCCAGATACGCCCTGCTGCCCAAACCTAATTATTTTTTCTTTACCTTTTGAGCAGGCTTTAACAACGTGGCTTTTTTTGGGGTGGCTAGGAGTACGCTTAGGCGTATTACACTTCATTTTGTCTTTGCTTATTTGCTTAGGCATTATGTAGACGCCCCTTTAATAACTACAAAGCTAAGTTCAATTGCTTCAGATAAGTTGGGTGCTACCGTAAGATTGTGTAGGTGTATATTGCAACTACCCGCTGCAATGGAGTCAACGCCAACAAAATAAGCGCCTAGCGTAGCCCCGCTAGCGATGTTCACTATAATTACGTCAGAAACAGCGATAAAACTGTTTGTCAGCTGAAAGTCTATGCCCTCGTTTTTAGCTAAAGCAGCATTATTCATAATTATACGGCCTGCTAACGCGTTCAGCGTAACAGCTGTTGCTTTCCCGCTAGTCGATCCCTGCGTAATTGAACCACCAGATCCCGCTCCGTAGCCAAATTTTTTAAGTAGCTGAACTTCACCCGCGCCGTTTGCGCTTAACTTAAGGTTTGCATCTGCTGTTTCTGTAGTTACAGTGTCTGTGGCTACAGAAATATCTCCGAGTCCCACGGAGCTAGTACTAACTTTTAGGGGGGTTTGTAGTCCACCGCCGCTATAGACGCTATTTAGAGTGCTAGTAACTCCAGCACCAACGTGTAGAACCTGCTGATAAGTACTGTTAATAGTTTGATTTGTTAAGTTATTTGCCATTACTAATATCCCTTTGGCCGCAGCCGCTCATGTAACAACTCTAACGCGTACAAATGCTCACGTTTAATAGTAGTAGGATTACTAACTCTCCGCGCAATTGTGGCGTGGCTAATTCCAAGTTGCCTAGCAAGCGCTCTACTAGACCCTAGTAAATGCGAACAAGCGCCTACTAGGGAAATGTACACTTGAGTAGACTCAAAGCTCATACGTGCCCCGGATTTATTTTGTTTAGCCTACGCGCCCACAAAGCCGCTTTCTTTTGGCGCACGGGGTCGGATTCGTTAGCTTGCTGCCGCTTAACTCGTTGCGTAAACCCCCACTCTCTAGGCGCTTCACGAAAAATAACAGTGCCAGCTGTCGCGTTAAAAACAAAGTCTGCGACAAAATAAACGCCTAAAAACAAATACAGCGGGACTAATACGGCAAGAGAAAACATAGCTCCTTGGTCTTGCAGGGCCTTACAGTACGTTAACGCAAATAGCCCACCGATAAAAAGTACATAACTGCAAGCCACGAAAATAACAATGTCAAAAATCATAACGCATACCAACTTCCGCTTCTTCCGATCTTTAGCCAAGTATATGGCAAGTCGTCTTTACCCATTACTTGGGGGTATCTATTATCTAAAATCCAACCGTCTACTGAGCAAACAAGGTGTGTCCCACCTGTTTCTGTTTTGCAAAGAACTAAATCTGCGTCTACATCGTAGTCTTTTAGTCTGTCTTTGCAAACTAGCGCAAAATCCTCGCAATCCCCGATTGCGTCTGCAACCCAATGCTCCCGTTTGCTGTACTGATCAACATCGCTAACATACCTATGTATAGCGTGGACATCGGCCAACACACCGTCGAGTGTGCTCTTAACATTCAACCCCACGATTCCTAGCCTCCACACAACCAAAGGGGGGCTCAACCTCTCCTTTAAGGATAAACGGAGTTGGTGTAGCTTGGCATCCCCAATTTGCTAGCACAGCAACAGCAGCGCAAACAATAAAAAGCACTCTACGCACTAGGCTACCTACACGTACTAGACTAAATCTATCTATGTAGGCAGCCATGTGCTAGCTGTTTACGGTAACGTTATAACAGCGGTGCTAAGCGCTTCTGGCTTGACAACTTTATACCCATAAACTTGCAACCCACGGATAATATTTCCGAAAGTAGTAGTTGAACGGATAGTTTCCATCTCAGTCATCTGGGACGCAAAGGTAAAGCCCATTTTGTGCCCAGCGAGAACATCAAACTTAGTAGCTGCGCCAGCGCCGGTCTTGTTTAGGTTATGTGATACATAGACCGTAAACCGATCAATCATACCGAGTCTGCCATTACGCAGAATAGACGTAGAGTCCCCCGCAAGAGACGCGTCCCGCAAGTCACTTTTCTTAATCATACCTGCCATTTTTGCAGGGATTACAATATAGCGGTCGGACTCTGGAGCATTAGCCTCGTCTAGCACGGTGCCCATATCAACAATCAAGTCAAGCACGTTGGTTTTACTAACTGCTACCGGAGTTGCAGTTACGCCTAAATTAAAACTACCCGAGATAGCTCCGGCGGTAGCACCTTTATTAGTTGCAGCTACGCCGGGGAGCATGTCTACCAAAACTCTCTGGTCAATCTTAATTTTCATGCGCTCAGAAGCGTCTTTAGACCAAGTATCCATTAAGTTAATGTCTGACTGAATTTCGTCAACATCGTCTTCAATACACGCGAAATACTCACCTTTATCAATGAGCAATTGCAGTATTGGTTTTTCGGGTGTTTCTACGGCTAGCGTTGCGCCTTTTGAGTACGAATTAAGCGTAATCGTAGGGGTTTGACGGATATTTACGGTATCACCGTAGCTGCTAATCTCACCTTCGTAGTCAGTGTTTGAGATAGCTGCCAAAACAGTAGCGTCGTAAAAATTTTCAATGAGTTTACCTGACCAAATTTCAGGTACAAATGTTCCGCTTAACTGCGGATAAGGTGCGGTTACTGGAAAAGCCATTTTTTAAGTCCTAATCAAGCATTGTTTATGCGACCTTCTCGCTGTGCAGCGAAAATGTCACGTTCTATACGGTCTCGCTCTTTCTCACGCCCCTTGTATTTACCCTGCTGAACATGTTGGAAAAAAGTTTTAATGTCAGCAGAAGTATACGTAGGTAGTTCCTCCGATTGCGGCACACCTGCCGAACGGCTTCGTCCGGGTGCAACCTGCTTTTCGAGTTCATTGGCGGTAGAAGCGCCCCGATTGGTTTGTTGAGCAACTGGCTGTCCAGTTGAAGCCTTCCAAGTTTGAAAGAAACTAATAACACGTCCGGAGTCCATATTGCGCTGCGCATCATCTAAGTAAGTTTGCCGCGCAATACCAGTAAGTGGATCAATTGCTAGCAACCAAGTTTGAAAATCTTGATTGGAATTTACCTCTTGCCAGTCTGGAACCAACTGCTGCAGCTCTCCCCAGAACGCTTGCTCCGCTGTAGCTGCTTGTTTCTGCGATATCTGCTGCACTTGCGGCACTACGCTAGATTGCATCTCACGGATAACTTGCTCTAGTTGGTCAATACGAGCTTGCGAAGATGTTTGTTCTTCGCGGCTAACTTTTCGCATTACATCAATAGAGTCGCCCCACTCCTCCACGTCAGCTTCTGTAATGAGCTGCTGTGGTTTAGGTGGCTCCTGCTGCGCAGGCTGCGCGCTCATAGACGTAATCAATTGCTCAAGCTGTGTAACTCGTCCTGCCAGCTCACGCTTTTCAGCGTGCAGTCTAGGGACTTCAGCATTGTACATCCCCTGTAGGGATCTCCATCTCTGCTCATAAGTTTCTTGCTCACCATCTGTGCTGCCCTGCTGCTGCTCATCAGCGGGCGACTGGGATACTTGTTGGGACTCGCTGTCGGCGGTGTTAGTCTCTTGCGCTTGATCTTCTGTCTCTACAAGGTCGGGCGCATCGCCCTCCTGCGGAGTAACATCTGTATTAAGCTCGTCGTAGAGTTTCTGTACTGCCTCAGACTGTCTCCTAACTTGTACTGGTAAAGCCATACTGTACGCTCCTATCGGTGTGCGTGATTGGGCGGCTGTTATTTTAACTGTGCCGCGTATTCAGGGGACTTTTGAATGAGGTCTCTGACCTCACGAAGAACTTGGCACCGCCCCTGTGCTCGCGCCACGTTCGTTACTGGGATATCTGGTAACTTATTAAGTTCCCTCTGATACCACTCGTCGATATATTTTACAACAGCCGGAAACCCTTTTGCTACACTGGCAAAGTCTTGCAAAGTAGCAGGGTCGGGCTTTATCAAACCGTGCCCCCTGTATTCTGGTTCATAACAGTTTTAGCATCCCCGCCGCCCTTGGGTGACCCATCAGGCTGTGTTGGCGTAGGCGCGGGCTGTTGCTGCTGTTGCTGTGTCATTGCGCGTATCTTGCTTTGCGTAGTCACAGACTCTTGTTCTTTAGACGGGATTATGTCGTCAACCGGCATTTGTAAACCTTTCGCTACTTCGCGGAGTATAGCCGCGCGCCCGTCTTGGCCGATAATCTCTAAATCCATGGGGTTTGCGGTAGCGTTAAGGAACTCAACACGGCGTATATTGACCGTTTCCTTAACCGCAAGATTAATAGCACCTTTAGCAATAACCTCTACATCGCCCTTAATCGACTCATCTTCGTCGTATCGCATGTTGTAGAGAAACTGACGCTGTACAGTCGGGCGTATTATGTCGTTATCTATGTGCATAACCACCTGTCGTATGCTTTTACCAGCTGAACCCATAAGCATAGAAAGCCCAGACGCGGTTCTGCCCGCCCCCTGCACGTTCATATCGCCGTAAACGTACGCTGGAATGCCACTATGATCGTCCGCTAAACGAGAAAATCGGTCATAAACCGCCATTAGTTCGTTAGCCCTAGAATCAGGCTGCGTAAATCGCACCGCAGGCGCGGAAGACCCTAGCGGATCGTTCATAACCTGCCATATTTTCCATGGTGAAAGCTGAGTTATGTCCTCATTCGGCGGAATGCGCTCTAAATTAACCTCAACCTGCGGCCCAGAGGCTATAGCCATGTTATTTACAAGCGCGCGAGCAGAAGCATTACATACGCTCTGCAGGTCTTCTATAATTTCTGGTATGCCCCTGCCCCAAAATGCGCCGGGAGCCTTAATAAACGAGGTTTTAGAGTAAGGTTTTTCGCCTAGTGGGTCGTAATTAAGCACAGCTTTAATAACGTAGTCACCTACTACCCAAACATTCGCGTCATACTCTTTTGCGGGGTCAGGTACTTCCTCATCAGACAGGCCCCACTCACGTAAATGAGTTCCTGTTACTTTTCCCCAGAATTCTAGCGCGTCGAAACTATCTACTGGCGTACGGTATGTATAGTATTTGCGCTCAAGCTGGTCTTTCTGCAGCTCTACGCCCTCACTAAGCCACGATCTGCCATTGCCTTCTTTTAATACTTTACGTATGGCATCGTCGTCGTACCCCGGAACCCCTATCAGCTCAGATAACTGCGTACGGGGCATACGATGCAGCTCAAACAAGTACCCGTCGTTAAGGTGAGTAACCCCCGGCTCTGGGTAAATGCTAAACGGGTCAACCCGCTCGTACTCTGGGCCAAGCTTTTCGCCAGCTTCAACAATAGTTTTACCTTCCGCGCTACGCTTGTACTCTAAAGTACGTTGCCGCCGGATAATAGGGCCTTTGGTAAACGCACAAGGGAACGTAACCAAATCAGTTAGGAACTCATTGAACGCCTCACCCCAATTCCCTTGCGAAAATTGATCTGTGATCTTCAGCTTCATCTTATCCGCGCGGTTCTGCGCTTCTTGCAAAACTCTAAAGCGGTATTCCTGAGACACAAGCTCTCTAAGCTCTTGCATCTCAGCTGCTGTAGGGGCCTGCCCAAGTTCCTGCAGCATTTGCATAACTCTATCGGCAAACTCGTCCTGTATTTCTTTCTGCTGTGTCGGGCCTATTTCTGGTATCGCAGTAGGCTGCAAATCCCACGGGGGCGTGCCTTGGTCAAGCAGTATATCGCGCAGCCAGCTCTCAGCCGCGCGGCACTTAACTTCTGTCAGCATCATATAGATCTCTGAGCCGCCTTGACGCGTTATCTGCGCTAGTTTCTCAGGCTCATAATCCCCATTGCGCTGACGTAAAGCGCGCAACATAATCGTCTCAATGGGCTTTTTAGCTATTTGCGCAGCGTCCCAACAAGTGCGTATATACGCGGTTAAACCAAGTATTAACTCACTGCTCTGGCGCTCAGAAAGCGCTGCTTCAATGCGCTTCTGTTCTTGCTCATCAAGCTCTTTATTATTAACAACTCGCAAAAACGTTAAACCCGGCATATTCCGCCTTTATGTAAACGTGTCGATACACACGTGAGTAATTGCAGTTATATACTGTAACTAAAAAATACGCAATAGAAAAAGACCCGCCGAAAGTCGCATTTAACCTCCGACGGGTCTTAGCTAGGCGGAGAAAGCCATGCTAGTGCTGCAGCTAGAAGAACTGGTGAGAGAGGAGCACCGTTACTAACAACACAGTACATAAATATCATGTCCATCCGCCGGAGGCAACTTTTTTTATCTCTCTGCGTCGCGCAAGCACTTCTCCCCCACCTGCTGTGCCAATGTGCAGCATCAAGTATTGCAGAGCTTCAGCGACGTGCGAGTGCTTATTTTTGTCAATAGACCCATTCTTAGGATGAAATCTATACCCACCCATCATAGCCGCCTTAAGCTGGCTGCAGCGTGGGTCAACAACAAACGCGCTATCACCGTCTACTTGCCGCATAAGATAGTCGTCAACCGCGTTAAGCCTAGCGCTGACCTTATTAGTTTTTGCTGGCAAAACGCGCATACCCTCGGCCTTAATAATGTCTACTGCACTACGCTCGTCTGTCTGCGCTCGCTGTACACCCGCCGGGTCAACAATAACTAGCACGGGCATACCAGAAAAACGCTCATGCAACAGGGGCTTAAGCACCGTCCGCACAAACCTCTGCACACCCATGTCGAAGCTAACTGCTTCATCATATATAAGCGTACGCCCACGAGGATCTTGCTGTCCTATTACAGCTGCAGGAGTCAGCCCTAAGTCCATACCTATGACAAGAGGTCTAACCCCGTTAATAATAGGATTGAGCGTCTTATGCGCCATGTGGTAGTCAGGTCGAAAATACTTGTAGACAGGCTGGCCCGCGCTCGACAGGCCATACTCCCCGTCGATGAACACCCGCACATACTCCTCTGACCTACCCTGCGTGTCGTAGTACTCATCCGGCAAGTTCTCTATGTTCTCAGCGTATGCAGAGCGCCCGGACGGTTGCTTAAACACCGACCAGCCATTGTCGTTATAGCTAACCCCATCTTTAGGGTCTAGCTTCTCCATCTGGTAATACCACCACGTATCCATCGTCGGCGGGTTAGTATCCCCCCACATACCATGCCACGTCGGGCCTCCGTCTTTGGAGGAGGGGAATCGTCCAATACGCTTAGACATAGCGTCTACAATCTCAGGCGCTATATCCCTACACTCGTTAAACCACGCAAACGACAACTCTAGTGAGTTTAAATTAGCCACATCGTCCGCGTCATCCAATGCCCTAAACATAATCTCGCACTCAACATCGCCTACCTCAAAAAAGTAAGTCTTAGTAGTACGCATATACCGCCCGCACACTCCCGGCGGGAACCAATCCAAAAACGTCTTAATCGTCGTGTCCTGCAGCTGCCGCGCAGTCTCCCGCACCACAGCCGCCCTCGTCCTGCGCTTACCTGTATTCGAGTCAGGCTTTTGCAAACTCGCCCTACGCACAACCTCAAACGAGCAGGTCACAGACTTACCAGACCCTACTGGCCCCATCAAGACGCGCATTTTAGCGTCGTCAACCATAAACTTTTCGCCCGTATACGGCGGTTTGTAGTCAATCTCTAGTGCCATCTGGCTCTCCCTTGCCTAGTAATATAACTATAACCTCACGCGGCCTCTTTCGTTTGGCGGGTATAATTTTAGTTTTGAACGAATGCCCAGCTTGGGCTAATTGTTTTTCCAGTTTTAAGCACTCTCTAGCTGTGCTAAACCTAGCAGCAGGTAGCCCATCGTACGTGCTGCTAAACTGTTCCAACATCATCGTACTCTACTGCTTCAACAACCCGCTCCTGCTCCATGGTCATAGTCTTCTCTTGCCCAGCTAGGTTTATAGTTATTTTAACGCCTCCAGCGCCCCCAGCAGAGTCATCAGACTCTTTGGTCTCTAGTCCAGCCCACTTGACCGTACTCTTTATCAAGTCTGCTTTCACCGCAGGGGACACATCAGGGCTGTGTATTAAGCCCCAGCTGGTAGTAAGCAGCTCCTCGGCCTGCGCTTTTGCCTTAAGTTTAAACGTAAGTCCTTTCTCACAGATGTCCTCGCGGTATGCGGCTACCCGCTTTAAAAAAACTGGGTCTTTATTAAATATGAGGATCTCTGCGCTCTTAATGCCATGGCGCTGCTTAACTTCGTCGATAGTTTCGCCACTGCCTTCAAGAATTAAAGCTATGTCAAAGGCTAGGCGGTCTGTCCACTTAGTGTGGAATAAAGGGAGATTGTCCATAAAACGAGTATAGGTGCGCTATGGGGCTTGAGCAATACTTTTGGCGCAAAAGGTTTACAAACTTTACACCTTGCTTTTTCGGGGTCTTGCTTTAAGCGGTTTACTATTATAGCGGGGGGGTCCGGTTTTCCATGTCCGACTACCCCCCCCGTCGCCCCTACGTGCTAGCGCGAAAGAACAAAGATTAAACAAATACGATAGATAAACTTGACAGCGATGTAACGTTATGGTTCAATAGAAACCGTTGGAGCAGCGCAGCCAACACCCACTAACGGGACAACGCGCACTGACAGGAGATAGGCAATGCCTTATAAGACAAGCAGTACTGAACGCGACACATG